CACTACGGCAATGCGCCTGGTTTTATCGCTCCGAGCGAAGGCCCGGCATCGACTTATGCGGCTGTAATTGATGCGCTGGTGCTTCGGATAAGAGAGGTATCAATGTCGTTTGAAACGCCCGACTACAAGGAAAGCGGGGCCGCGCTTACCATCCGATTCCAATCACTCAATGGCGCTCTCACTAAGTTCGCCAGGCGAATGGAAGATTTTGAGCGTCAGATGTGGGACATAGCCGCGCGCTGGCTGAACGTCGAAGCAAATGCGTCTACCAGATGGCCGCGAGAGTACGCAATTGCCAACCCCGAGAGGGAAATGTCAGTCCTTGAAAACATGCAGAGCACCGGCTTTCCTGATGCCGTGATTAGGGCTAAGAAACGCGCGATAATCGGCCTAGAGTTCACAACCGTTGAACCGGACGATTTATCGGAGCTTATTAATGCTGTTAACGAGTCCGAACATGACCGAGGAAACGACAACGCCGACAACGTGCCGGATATAAGCGAATCAGCCTGATGAGAATACATATATCTGTTGACGGCCTGGAGGCAGTGGGTAAAACACTGGAAGAATTGCCTCAAAAAACAGCAAGCACCGCCTTGCTTAAGATGTCGCAATTTATTTATGACAAGGCGCTCTCTAATGCTGATGCGCACACAAAAACCGGCGCATTAATTGATTCTATATTTAACGAAGGTGATACCGGGGACCCGTTTGTAAGGACTGTCGGGTTTAACACCAGCATGGCACCTCATGCGGTTTTCGTTCACTGGGGCACCAGGCCGCATAAAATAATGCCTGTAAATAAAAAGGCGTTACGGTGGACAAATGGCGGGGGATTTATTTTTGCTAAATTCGTAAACCACCCTGGCTATGCCGGCGACCCGTTTTTGGTGAATGCCATGAACGAAGCCGTTTTGAACTTCGATAAAATTATCAATCAACCAAATAGGGAACCGTAATGCCGCTCGCTTACACTTATTCAGACCCGTACTTGTCGCCACTGGCCACAGAGGCACGCGAGACTAGAGCTATCGCTGACCTAGCGGAAATAAATTTATTCAGCCAAGAACACCTTGCTAGACTTGTCCCGTTGCGGGTCTACATCATCACCTGCCTGGAAAGTGTCCAGCGTAGCGATGACGCCTTCTCGGTTAAACTAGCCGCGTATCGAAGGGAATACGATAACGCGCTTTCGTTAGCAAAAGCCGAGACGCCAGACATTAACGGCCACCCGGCGGCTCTTTTGTCTGTGGAGGTTGAACGTGGGTGACATAAAAAGCATACTTTTAGAGTTAGTAGCAAATCTTGCTACTATCCCTGGCATCGCTACCTGTAAGCTAGGTATTGAGGCAAACATGACGGCCAGCGATTATCCAATAATCCGCGTGGTGCCGACTAAATCGAGCGGAGCCAGCACCATAGGCCGGCGGGCGGTTGATGCAACCATCTATTTCGGGATGCCGATTCAGGAATTTAATGGCCTTGCAAATCTTTATTCAGCCTTGTTTGATTTGGAACGTGACGTAGTGGCAAAGGTGGAGGCCGGCGGCGAAACCTTCAGCGGCAAACATATCGACACCTTCATGGACGAGGATCGCATCGCCGCTTATAAACTTATGGCGTGCCGTGTACGTCTCGACGGCTAACGATAATTCGTTACACTTCCCCGACTAGCTTTGGCGGCGCGTCGCCATAGTACGCGCCCACTACACTCCCGCCTGACACCGCTGCATTGTACTTTGCCCTACTCCCGAGCACCCGCGCCCCTTCCTGTTTATCCAATGCTTCTATATATCGGCGTTCCGCATTGCTATCAAAGTCGGCCTTGGCACCGTACAAATCCACACGAGGAACTAGTATGCACCGACAGAATGGATGAAACGGCGGCAATGGCGCGTCGTTCTTGCTATACACGCCACGGCCAAGCCCGTAAGCATCTAGTCCTGAGTGATAATCGCAAATATCTGTGCGCGGGTGCGTCTGCGACATACGTACCTGCACCCATTGGACCGCAATATCGTCCTTCATTTTTTTGGCTTTTTCTTGCATTCTAGCCCTATGTAGCTCAGTCTGAGTTATCCGGTCAGCAAGGTACCTGTTGCGTTCATGAACGGCTACATCTAGCTTTGTTTTGAGCACGCTACTGGCCGCGCCTCGTTCAATGGCGTCAATTGCCTGAATATATGCAGCGCGAAGGTGCGGGGTTTTTAGTTTACCGGCTGTTAGCTTAGCAAACGCATTTTCGTATTCCTTGGCTAATGGCTTTATTTGCCTGATATACCTCGGCAAATTGACCTTTACATCCAGCACGCCGCCGAGTTTATAGCCCTCATAAATTGCTAGAGAAGTTTCCCTCGCGCTTCGCACCTCCCGGACGTGTCGCTTGAGGATGCGCTCAACATTTATGGCCGTCTCTTCTTCCATTCGATATAGGCGCTCGGATAGTGTCACCCTCCCGATTTCCATTACAGAAATATCCGGCACGTACCCAAGAATTTTAGATAGCGCATCCCGAAGTTTTGACATTAGTTTCCCGCGAAACTTGTCAAATGCCTCGGATACCGCTTGGCGGGCCGATATACCCGCCGCAATTTTGTCTGTAATCTCGTCCAGTGCTGCGCGTGCAGCAAGATCAATATCTGATCGCATAGTGTCCTTATAGCGTCGGTATAGTGAAGCCGGCGAAGTCCATTGGTTGCGTGCCTGACATCCAGTTTAGTGCCTGGGTCATAGAATCGACCCTATTATCTTGCTTTCCTTTCGGGAACATAGCACACTCTTCCGTGAAGTCCCCATTCCACTCGCCTTCTACAATGCAGACACGCCCCGCCTCGACCTGTGGTGTTACGGCGTGCGCTCGCGCAATTTTATTATTGTCAACCCCGATTGCTAAGACCGGAAGCCGCGTGCCACGCTTTAGCTCCTGGATGAGCGACTGGCCGCTGGCTTTATCTTCGACTAATAGTGCGTGCGGCCTATACGTTAAAGCGAGTTCAATGACCTTGCGCTTAAGGTCTGGGTATTCGAGCCTCCCCGCCCAACAGTGCAAGAGGTGATATTCCTGCCCGGTGTCGCCCCATGTTGTGCACGCGCTTTCGTCATTATCCGCATCGGTCTTAAATCCGGTGTCCCATGACTGGACGATTCTGATATACCTAGTGGCCGCGCTCACGTCTGCCGAGATATAGCGCCACCATGCGCGTTTGATGATGCCACCCTCAGCCGGCGAAGGATTCTGCTGTAACTGGCCTGATGCGCCATAACTACCAAGCGCCGACTTTATGCTGCAAATCGAATCAGCAGGAAACTGCTCCGGCCAAAGTAGTTCACCAGGCTCGGTTCGCGGGTCCTCGAATCCGATTGATGTGCGACACTTACGTGCTGGCTCGTACTCCGCTGGAAGGCATAAATGCTCCCATGTGCTGTCGTTTGATAATGCCCATCCGGTCGGGTCATCCTCATGTAAGCGCTGCATAATGAGGACTTGCGCGAAGTCGTCCGGGTTAATACCTCGCGTTGACATGGCTTGCATGTGCCCAATTGCCTGCATTCGCATAGCGCTTGAGTGCGCATCGTTAGCGCGTAGTAAATCATCAGACACAGCACGATGTACGCGCTCACCGGTGCCAAGCCCGCCGGTTGATGAGGCTACGCGGAAACCCGTCTCTGAATTTTCGAGCCGTTTTTCGTGGTCTTTTGTCAAGGTGATTCCGAAGTTGTTCACATACCAATCGGATTTGAGCATAACCCGCATTCTGTTCGAATCGCGGACTGACAGATCGGATGAGTAGCTCGCAAACAGCCAGCGCGTGTATGGCGTGCGTATCCACTCCCACGACGGCCAGAATACGCACACCATCAACGACTTCATATGCCCCGGCGGCACATTTATGACTAATTTCTTTATTTCTCCGTTTGTTACTGCCTCAAGATGCTCCGCGATGGCCTCAATATGCCAGTTCTGGACATACGGAATATGAGGCTCTACCACGTGCCACCCGTACTTAACAAAGTCACGAAGGCTTCGGCGTGCCTTCTCCGCTTGGACGCGCTCGATGTCCGGTGGATTGACGTGATCGCGCCCGGTCATTGATTTTCGGTGACGCCGGCTTTTTCTAGTAGTAATTCAAGCGCGTCTAGCTCTTTGTTGGATAGTTTGGTCAAATCGTGCGTATGCTCCACCTTCACCGCGCCACCGTCGCCACCGACGATGCCAATGTTTTCGCGCCATCCCGCTTGAGTCCGCAAATAAAACTGTATGCTCCTCGCGTCTAGGTTGTTGATTGTCGCCATGAGCTTCTGTGCAACCAATCTAACGCCCTTGGCTTTCCCCCGGCTGATTGCTTCTAACAGGCCCAATTCAGGCCTAGAGTGTATCCAATAATAAAAAGAACTTATCGGCCACCCAAGCGCGGCGCAAATCTGTTGAGTGTTCATTCCGAGCGCCCCCATCGCTTCAGCCTCCGCGATTTGTTCAGGCGTCACCTCCACCCTGTAATCTGTTGGTTTTTTCTTTGGTGCCGCCTTGTATTTATTAACCCTTTTTGGTATTATTGGGCTAGGTTTTTTTTGCGATGCCATAAAAGGGTTCTCAGAATGGTAATGTACACAGTAGGATATTCAAAAATGTCCTCAGCCAGTCATTTGCTTACACTGGCTGATGACCTGGACGCAGTCATCATTGACGTGCGTGCCAGGCCAGTATCCCACAAGCCTGGCTTTAGCAAGTCCAGCCTGGCCAACCTGCTCGCTAGCAGGTATGAGTGGCGTGGGGACGTGTTGGGGGGCCGCGTTAAGGGTCGGGGCCCCGGGGTGACTAAAGAAGGGATTGATCTGCTGCGCAGTCGCGGCGGCGAGAACCTAGTGCTCATGTGCATGGAGCATGAGCCGTGGCTGTGCCATCGCCGTGGGGAAATATGCGCGCCATATTTCCCCGACGCCATCCATATCATGGGTGACGAAGGTATCGTAGAGAGGGACCTGGCTGTCATCTTGGCAGATTTAGGTTAGTCTTTTTGCAACGCGCATAAGGCGCGTATGTCCTGGCCGGACTGGTACCGGTTATCGGGTAGTTTAGCGCTAGCGACAAAGTCGACCAGGTCGGCGTTATCTCTGAAGATTACGACCATGTAATAACTGGTGTCGTTCTTTTCCTTGTTGCCCCCGCGGATTTTGTCGTATTGGTCTCTGATTAAGCGGTAGCGTTCCTCCGCCGCCTCGATGTCGCCTTGGCTAATAGAATTCTCATCAACGTCCCCGCCGAGCATAGCGAAAATATCGGATGCCTCAAACCCCGTGCCGGCTAGGTCTACATCACCATCGCGTAACATCCCGGTCAGCTTTTCTATATCCCAATCCCCCATAGCTGACGAGTTGTTTAGCAGGATGTTAAGTTCCTTCTCCTTGCTTTCAGGTACATCTATGACGGCGACCGTCAAGCGGTAATCTGATGTACCCATTATCGAATCGAGCACGCTAAGTCGCTGATGGCCGCCGACAATGTTTCCTGTGTGCCGGTTCCAAGTTACGGGCGACACCAGCCCATGACGCTTTAGACCGGCTTTTAGTTTTCTCTTTTGTTGGTCGCTTAAGATACGTGGGTTATACGGGGCCTGCTTCAGTTCGGCGCGATTCATCTCTGTCGTAACAAATGCCTCCAGTCCGGCATCCCGCAAAGTTGAAACGTTTCCACTATTTTTGGCCTTAACCATAGAATTTTTCCCTGTAGATCGGGGCTTCGGCGTACTTAAAAACAGACAACAGACGGGCGAAGTCGGCAGGATAGTTGTCTTTTAACCAAAAAAGTTCCTTAGACACAAGTGAAATACCTGCCGCGTTCATGCCTGACGAGTCCGGAATTGGAATATTGCGTGACTTCAGATACCCGAATACATCGTGTTTTGTCCAGCAGGCTAATGGGTTCAGTACGTCAGTCCAGCTTTTTGTGCTGGTGATAAAACGCCGCCGCCAAGGACTATCTGAGAGCTTCGCCCCGGTGATAACTACCCCGGCATTAGCATCAAGCCTCGCTTGGGTATATATATCCCGTAGTTTCCACTCTGGTAACATCTGTAGCTCGTACCAAGGGTCGCAGTACACGCCGCTACGCATGTATTTAGTGGATGTCCAGTGAGGGTATTGCCGGATTTTGATGTTATATTTAGCCTCAGCAAGCGCCAGGCTGTTGTCTATAACCTCCAAACCGGGGACGAGGTACATAAAAAACGCCTCGACACGTTTGAACGAGCGGACACACATGTCGAGAATGACACGCGAGTCTTTCCCGCCCGAGTAAGCAACTACACACGCATCATAGCGCTCCGCTGCTTCTCGAAGTATGCGAATCGGTTCATCGAATCTACTATTACCCATGGCATCCCGTCATGGCAAGCCACCATCACGGCGGCAAATCTATCAGGCCCGAATGGCCTGATCGTATTTCATACGTAACGCTGATTAGCCCTCGCCACCGGCAGCGATGCGCTCACGTGCAGAAGTCTGCTGGCTAACTATCTTTCTGGCGCGTTCAGGCGTAACGACACGGATGCCGCTGCGCGTCTTAACTTCGACGCCGCCGCGAGAATCCAATTTGAAAAATTTATTACCGATCTTGACTTTTGTTTTGATCTGCCTCTTTGCCATTTGTATGCTCCAATCTAGTTGTATTCACACACCGGCAACTTTAACACACCCGAGGCAAAAAAGGCTTTTTTTTGCTACGCGCTGGATTTGTAGCCGTAGCCGGTATTTTGGCCCATCCGCCGGAAATGTCAACCCTCATCCTGTAATAGCATCGCGCTAACCATAATGTTTATTTTTTTGTTTATTCTTTTTTTGTCGCGTGGTACGCTTGGAATACGTTGTACCACTGTAGCCGATGATCTAGCGGCAACAGTTAGCCGGCTCCTGTTTTATCCGGTGCTTACAATAGGCATTAGCTATCAACAAAGGCACAACCGCTAGAACCTGCATAGCAGGCCAATACACTTTTTTGTTTGATTTTGAGATGAGGGTGAACAATGTCAATCAGCGCATTAGAATTTTTGAATCTGTACGGGAGCACCGTCGTGCGTAAAATCTGCGCCGAAGCGGGTACGACATATGCTTATTTTCAGCATGTTGCAAAGGGCCGGAAGCGCTTCGGTATCGACCTGGCGCACTCCTTCTCGGTTATTTCTAGCCGGTACGCGACACGCGGCCATGAAATCGAGGTTGCAAGCCTTCGCCCGCTGCGAAGTATCACAAAGACGCAAGCCAAACGCATCCAACAAGTAGAGGCCGGGCGATGAGTTTCGATTCCCTAAAATGGGCTTGGGACCAAAACGTAGAGTCGCCAGGGCGCAAGATTGTGCTAATAGGACTAGCACAGTTTGCGGATAGCGATGGCTTTTGCTTCCCTTCGCAAAGAACGTTGGCCGAGCGGACAAGCCAGACGGAACGTACGGTACGTAGCCATTTGGAGTGGCTCGAAAATAATGACTTTATCAGCCGCGTACACCGGCGGCGTGATAACGGTTCACAAACGTCGGACCTCATCCAGTTGCACCTCGATAAGGCTGGCGTATTCGCAAAAGAATACCAGCGTGCTGAATTAAACGGAAACGAAACGACAATACCAGAAAATTTTACCGGCAGTGCCACCGGAAAAAAACAGCAGCCACCGGAAAAATTTGCCGGTGGTACCACCGGAAAAATTTACCCCCCCCCCCGGAAAAATTTGCCGGCCCTTAATAAGTCATTTAATAACTCACTTAAGAAGAAGAAGGAGATAACGCGCGCGAGCTTTGATTTTGAAACTGGCAAATTCTCAAACCTTGGTGGAATTCACGATCTTTGGAAGAATGCTTACCCGGCTGTGAATGTTGATGCCGAACTCAAAAAGGCGGCTATGTGGCTCATCTCAAACCCCAAGAACAGGAAATCAGACTATGTCCGGTTCTTAACTGGGTGGTTATCCAGAGCACAAGACCGCGCACCTCGTGAATCTGTTGCACAATCAAAAGGATTAAATTATGGAAACAAACTTCAGCAGCAAGCCGATACCATCGCCGCGCTCACCGGACGGGACAACGTCAAACGACCATATGACCTCGATTCCTTTGCCGAGCGCCTGGATTGACCGTATTTTTTCAGAGTTTTCTGCCATGTATGGGAAACACTTTGCCAACATGTGGTACGGGGCCGACGTTAGTGCCGTAAAAAACACATGGGCGAACCGACTGGCTGGCCTATCCGGTGCGCAAATAGCGCACGGCATGAAAATGTGTGAGCGCTTGAATTTCCCGCCGACCATGCCAGAATTCAAAGCCATG